ATGCGGGCGGTCACGTCAGACAAGCTGGCGGGGCGAGCCGCTGAGGTCGAGAGGACTATCAGGATGATTGAGGAATTGGAGAGGGAGATGCGGGGATGATGGATATTGCAGCAATCGCAGAGAGACACAGCGCGACAGTTTATCCAGCGCCGGATGCATCAGGACGCGCCGCCGACGACCTGCTGCTGTGGCTCATGGCCGAGCGCGTCAAGGGCCGCAGCACCCGGCAACTGGCCGAGGCAACCGGGCTGACCCACGCGTGGATCCGCACCGCCACCAACCGCGTGAAAATCGCCGACGCTGAGTGCGGCGAACCCATCGCGGGCCATTACTGGACCGGGCACACTGGCCCGCAGCACCGGAGGGCAGCATGAGCCCCGAGCAAATCCTGTGGCAGTCCGTCGTTTACAAGGCGCTGATCGACGCGACAGCGGTGAACCCGTCAGGCCGCGAAGACCGTCTTGCCAAGGACACGGCTGACCGCTGGTTCCGGCGCGGCGGGGCCGATTACCACGAAGTCTGCGCGCTGGCCGGGATCGACGCTGACTTCATGCGGGACAACTACATGGCTGGGAAGATCGACGGCAAGCTGTTGCGGGCCATGGCCCCGGAGCGCGCCCGTATCGCCAAGGTGAGCGCATGAGCCTGCAAGCATATCGCGCGTTCATCGCAGGCAAGGCTGCCACCGTACGCAAGCATGGCATGACGCCGGGCCAGATCAACGCCAGCGCCAAGGCACACCAGACCGCGGCCATCGACTACGCTCTGAACGCGGGCAATGCCGCCCTGTTCCTCGATACTGGCCTGGGCAAGAGCCTGTGCGAGTTGGAGTTTGCCAGGCAGGTTGCCGAGGAAACCCGGAAGCCGGTCCTGATCCTTACACCGCTTGCGGTAGCTGGGCAGATGATCCGCGAGGGCCAGAAGTTCGGCATCGACGCGCGGCAGATCAAGGAACAGTCTGAAGTCGGCGCCGGGGTCATGGTGGCAAACTATGAGCGGCTTGCCAAGCTGGACCCGGAAAGCTTCGGCGGTGTGGTGCTGGACGAAAGCAGCATCCTGAAATCATTCGCGGGGCAGACGCGCAACCGCCTACTGGAAGCCTTCGCGGCGACCCCGTTCAAGCTGGCAGCTACCGCCACGCCTTCTCCGAACGATCATACCGAGCTTGGCAACCATGCCGAGTTCCTGGGTGTCATGCGGCAGCAAGAAATGCTGTCCAAGTGGTTCATCAACGACACCAGCACCGCCAGCCAGGACTGGCGCTTGAAGGGCCATGCGGTGGATCCGTTCTGGTCGTGGGTGGCGTCATGGGCGCGGTGCGCAACGCTTCCGTCCGACCTTGGCGGCGATGACGCGGGATATGTGCTGCCCGAGATTGACCGGCGCGTACACACGGTCGCCGCTGATCGGTCGCAGGACGCGCAGGGGGCGCTGTTCCGCATGCCCGAAATGAGCGCCACCAGCTTCCATGCCGAAAAGCGACTGACATTGCAGGACCGCTGCCGGCTCGCCGCAGATCTGGCGAACCATGACATGCCAGTAACCGTCTGGTGCGAAACCAACGAGGAAAGCGCCATGCTGGCAAAGCTGGTGCATGGCGCAGTTGAGGTTCGCGGCGATCAGACGGCCGAGGAAAAGGAACGCCGGCTGCTTGGCTTCGCTGACGGGGACTACCGGGCCATCGTAACCAAGCCAAAGCTGGCCGGGTTCGGGGTCAACTGGCAGCACTGCGCGCATGCGGTCTTCGCCTCGATCAGCTTCTCCTACGAGCAGCACTATCAGGCGGTCCGCCGGTCCCATCGCTTCGGCCAGATGGAGCGGGTTCGCAACGATATCGTCATTGCCGACACCGAAGGGGCGATCTGGCAGGCGATCCACGGCAAGGCCGAAAAGCACAACGAAATGAAGCGGCGGATGAGTGCGGCGATGAGCCGGGCGCAAAATCAAGCGGCGGTCAGGGTGAGATATGACCGCCCGCTTGATCTGTCGTTTCCAGATTGGATCAGGACAGGAGCATAATGTGATGAACGTCACACATGAGGCAACCCCCAATTGGCGCGGTAGCTGCGCCGCGTGCGGGCAGGGGTTCGAGCGATACGTCAGGAAGAGCAAGGCCGAACCTCAATTCTGCAGCAAGGATTGCTACCATTCGACGCTTCCCGGCCGGTCTCTGACTGCAGACCATAGGGCGAAGATCGGGATGTCTCGGTCCCGCGAAAAGCACCCGCTGTGGAAGGGTGACGACGCCAAGCCAAAAACCGGGCGTTGCAGGGCGAGAAACTGGTTTGAGGCCAAGCCATGCGCGACATGCGGCGCGGCACGGTCTGAGCGCCACCATGTCGATGGGAACACCCTCAACAACGCCCCATCAAACATTCAGCACCTATGCCGCCGGTGCCACATGACTGTCGACGGTCGGATTGAGAACGTAGCCGGTCGGAGGAAAAATCATGCATCGTCCTGACTACGAAGGCAAAGGCTGGGCCATTTATCAGAGCGATTGCATCGAGGGCATGCATGCCATGCCGGCCGAAAGCATCGACTGCGCGATCTTCTCGCCGCCGTTTGGTGATCTGTTCGTCTATTCAGACAGCGAGCGTGACCTTGGCAACGCCGGGGATGGTGACGCATTCCTGGAGCAATACGCCTTCTTTGCCGAGGCGCTAACCCGCGTCATGCGGCCTGGCCGGATTGTCTGCGTTCATTGCACTGATCTTCCGATGCGCAAGGGCAAGCACGGCCATATCGGCCTGCACGACTTCTCCGGTGATCTGGTCAAGGCGCACACCGCGGCTGGGCTGGTCTATCACGGCCGGGCGACCATCTGGAAAGACCCGGTTGTAGAGATGCAGCGCACCAAGGCCCTGGGGCTGCTTCACAAAACCATCTGCAAAGACAGCGCCATGAACCGCGTAGGCATGCCTGATTATATGCTTTTTTTCCGCAAGGATGCGCCGAACCCTCGCCCAATCGAACATACGTCAAGGACGGACGGCGGATGGAAGAACGGAGATCCAGTCACTATTGCGCGCGAGTGGTTTGACGATCTGCGCCGCGAAGGGCTTTGCGCCAGCATGCCGGATGCCGATCTGCTGGCATCGCTGGCATCGGAGGCCGAGTTCGACGTGATGCACTGGCAGCGCCTCGCCTCGCCGGTATGGATGAATATTCAGCAAGGCAATGTCCTGCGCACCTTCCGCAAGGCCAAGGGGCCGAACGACGAAAAGCACGTCTGTCCGCTGCAACTGGACGTTATCCGCAAGTGCCTGCGCCTCTACACCCGGCCGGGCGATGTGGTCATGGACCCTTTCAACGGCATCGGCAGCACCGGCTATGAGGCGGTCAAGGCGCGGCGCAAGTATCTCGGGTTCGAGTTGAAGCCCGAGTATGCGGCGCAAGCGAACCTAAATCTGCAAGACGCCGCCGCCCATGGCATGGATCTGTTCGCGGTGGCGGCAGAATGACATGGCCCCTTGCATCGCATGCGGCTCGCCGGGTTCGTTCGGCTTTCGCCTCCCTGGCCTTCTCTCAGCGCAGCGCAGCCGCGGCTACATCTGGGCCTGCCATGACCACCGCGCAGATGGCGAGGCTCGCCGCGCTAAGGCTGTCGCAGATCGAGGCGCAACGCGAGGCCCTGAGGGAAGCACAGCGCCTCCACCGGCCCACAGCGGGCCTGCGCAGGGCACTCTCTTCTAGCCTGCACGACTTCATGCGCGACGAGTTCGCCCGCCATGCCGTGCTGGCAAGGGGGATGGAATGACCGCCTGGTATAACGAGATTGACCCCGGCGCAGCGGCAACCCTGCGCGAACTCATCCGCCAAGGCCACATCGCGCCCGGCGACGTAGACGAGCGGAGCATCGAAGATGTCACACCAACTGACCTTCTGGGATACAGCCAATGCCATTTCTTTGCCGGGGCTGGCGTCTGGTCATATGCCCTGCGCCTCGCCGGCATCCCCGACGATTATCCGCTATGGACGGGATCATGCCCTTGCCAGCCTTTCAGCGCGGCAGGCAAAGGAGCGGGGTTTGCTGACGAGCGGCATCTTTGGCCCTCATTCCTCCACCTTATCAGCCAGTGCGGCCCTGAGCTTGTCTTTGGCGAGCAGGTTGCAGGAAAAGACGGACTTGGCTGGCTCGACCTTGTATCGACTGACCTGGAAGCCGTGGGTTACGCCTGCGGGGCGGTCCCTGCGCCTGCTGCGGGGTTCGGCGCGCCCCACATCAGAGAGCGCCTTTACTGGGTGGCCGACGCCATGCGCTCGGGATCACTTCCCGGCACACACCCCGGAATACATCGCGGCCAAGAAGGCGCAGGGGCACGGCATGGCGAACCTGAACGATCTGGTCCAGCTCGCAGGCTGGCCGACGCCGACAACNCGCGACTGGAAGNACGGGGGCAACCCGGACGTGAACGTGCCGATCAACGCCTTGCTGGGCCGCACGGTCTGGNTGGCGGNNTGGCCGACCACAAGCTGCAACAACGACAGGGCTGCGCGCCCGGTGGTGATGACGCGCGAGGATGGCAGCAAGAACCAGCAGCGGCTTCAGGACTTTGCGGCGATCTGCGGTCCGGCCCGACTAACGGCTTCTGGGGATCTGCTGACTGGCTCGGATGCCGGGATGGCAAATGGCGGCCAGTTGAACCCGGAACATTCCCGCTGGCTCATGGGGCTGCCGCCCGTGTGGGACGATTGCGCGGTTACGGCAATGGACTTGTTGCCCCAGAAGCGCAGACGTTCATCGAAGCCTATCTCGACCTGACCCCCTAAAAAAGCCCCCGTCATCGCTGGCGGGGGCTTCTGCTTGTGGGGGTGGTGGGGTTGGTTCACATGGGCGCGTCGTCGCTCGGCCCATCGGCCTCAGCAGCCAGTTGCTTGAGCCGGTCGATGTTAGCCTGCGCCGTCAC